AGTCAAATACATCCGGCGAGGACAGTCAAACTTTTATTGTCAAGTACGCATCGCCATTTTTTGGATACACGCCATTTGAGTTTATGGGCAAGAATGATGGAACTAAATCAACCATAGACGGATTCAATGACACCCAGAAATCATATGGTATGTGGTTTGTACCACCTGATGTAGGAGTCAATGTATTGGTGTTGTTTGTGAATGGAGATCCTGCCGCAGGATTTTGGTTTGCCTGTGTGCCGGGCGTTAATATTAACCACATGGTTCCAGCTATTGCCGGTAGCACTGTGAACACTCTTGATGCTGAAGATAAAAAAAGATACGGTGATACCTCATTGCCCTTGCCTGTGGCTGAAATCAACAAACGCATCAACGGCGATGAGCAACAGATCGATCCCGAAAAATTCCCCAGAGTAGTGCATCCTATCGCAGATAGATTTCTCGAGCAAGGATTATTAGAAGATGATGTTAGGGGTTTTACTACTTCATCACCAAGACGGGAAGCTCCTAGCATGGTGTTTGGTATATCTACTCCGGGTCCTCTTGATCGCAGAGTCGGTGCAAAAAAACAGCAGATAGGCAAGTCAGACAGTTTGGCCACGGTGCCTGTGAGTAGACTAGGTGGCACACAGTTGGTCATGGATGACGGCAATGACAGATTTCATAGAGCTACATCTGCTGCTGACGGCCCGGTAAAGTACATTGATCTATTAGACGCAGAAAATCAACGAAAAGGTGACACTGGTTCTGCAACCATCCCAGCCAGTGAATACTTTAGAGTAAGAACTAGGACTGGGCATCAGATCTTAATGCATAATTCAGAAGACCTAATCTATATTGCCAATGCTAGAGGAACAGCATGGATAGAACTTACCAGTAATGGCAAGATAGATGTGTATGCCGAAGACAGCATCAGTGTGCATACTCAACAGGATCTCAACATACGTGCTGACCGAGACATAAATCTAGAAGCCGGTAGAAATATCAATATGAGAACTGAAACAGGCAAGTGGCATGCGGAAATCGCCACAGACATGGAGTTTTTAATCAACGCAGATGCCAAGCTCACGGTGGGTGCCGATCTTGACATACTAGTAGGAGCCAAGACTAAAATATCCACCAACAACGATTTAGATATTGCATCCGGAGCAGAAACTAAGATCAGCTCTACTTCAGACATAAATCTTGGTAGTGGATCTGAGCTCAAACTCAACGGTACTAAAATCAATTTCAATGGCCCAAACAATGCAGAAACTGCTACGCCCGCTGATTTTGTAAGACCATACGATCTCAGAGATAATCCAGCTACCAGCACAGCAGCAGGTTGGGATCAGCGTTATCAAGCAGGCATCGTGAAGAGCTTCATGAAACGCATACCCATGCATGAACCTTGGGCTCTGCATGAACACCGAGCACCAGATCTGCTAACACCAGATAAAACTGACAGGAACACCTAATCATGGCAACGAGATTATACAATCAACAGACAGCAGCGCAACGTTCTGCCACAGTGACGCAGAATCAAGGACAATTCACCTACAAGGGATTCAGTTCCAGCGAAGCCAGTAAGAACTTCAAACTATACGATATCAATCTTGTTAAACAGGATTTAATCAATCATTTTTATATCCGCAAGGGCGAAAAGTTAGAAAACCCAGAATTCGGCACAGTGATCTGGGACATGCTGTTTGAACCTTTCACACCAGATGTCAAAGAAATCATAGCCAAGGATGTAGAAGCTATCATCAACTATGATCCTAGATTCGCAGTCACCGAAATCAACATAGACAGCACAGATCAAGGCATGCGAATTCAGGCAGATTTAGTCTACATTCCATTCAACATCACAGAACGCATGACCTTGAATTTTGACAAAAACAATAGAGTGATTAACTAAGCAGTTTATTTTTAAGGGTAAATATTGGTATGACCACAACCAGCAGACAAAACAACCTCATACTGAATCAAGATTGGACCAGGATCTATCAGACGTTTAAAAACGCTGACTTCCGCAGCTACGACTTTGAAAATCTGCGCAGAGTCATCATCACATATCTACGTGAAAATTATCCAGAAGATTTCAATGACTACATAGAAAGTTCTGAATACATGGCATTGATTGATGCAGTAGCATTTCTAGGACAAAGCCTGGCATTCCGTATAGATCTTGCCAGCAGAGAAAATTTCATTGAACTTGCAGAAACCAAAGAAAGTGTGCTTCGCATAGCTCGCATGCTGAGTTATAATGCCAAACGCACTGTGGCTGCAAGCGGTTTATTGAAATTTTCTACAGTTAGAACCACCGACAATATCTTAGACAGCAATGGAAAAAATCTTGCTCAACAATTAATAACCTGGAACGATCCTACCAACGCTAACTGGCTAGAACAATTTCTTACTGTTCTGAACTCAGCTATGGCAGACAACACAGAATTTGGTCGCAGTCAAGGATCTGCGACCATACAAGGCATTCCCACAGAACAATATAGATTCCGCACAGCAAACTCTGATGTGCCTTTGTTTTCCTTCTCTAAAACTGTGGCCAGTAGAAATGTGAATTTTGAAATAGTAAGCACAGCTTTTAAAAACAGTGAAAACATATATGAAGAACCCCCAGTGCCGGGTAACCAACTAGGATTTGTGTACAAGAATGATGGATCGGGACCAGGAAGTGCCAACACAGGATTTTTTATATTGTTTAAACAGGGCAGCTTGGAATTAGCAGATTTTACAGTAACAGTGCCGACTACCAATGAAAAAATTGCTGTAGACGCAGGCAACATCAACAATGATGACGTATGGTTGTTTTCTTTAAATTCACAGGGTGCTCAGTTAGAGGAATGGACTAAGGTATCGTCTCTAGTAGGCAACAACATAGCATATAACAGCATAACACAAGACATACGTAACATTTATGCTATCAACACCAAAGAAAATGACAACATCGATCTTGTGTTCGCCGACGGCGTCTACGGTAATCTGCCACAGGGATCGTTCAGAGTATTTTATAGAACCAGCAATGGTTTATCATATACCATATATCCGAACGAATTGAAAGGAATCAATATTTCTGTAGTGTACCGCAACAAAAATAATGTAGAACATACACTGACTATTGGACTTGCTCTACAGAATACAGTGGCCAATTCAGCAGCCTCAGAAGACATAGATACCATTCGTGCCAATGCTCCTGCAGTTTATTACACTCAAAATAGAATGATCACCGCAGAAGATTATAATCTAGCACCACTTCTAGGATCACAGAACATTGTAAAAATCAAGGCAGTAAACAGAACCAGCAGCGGCATCAGTAGAAATTTTGATATTCTTGATGCCACAGGCAAGTACAGCAGTATCAATGTGTTTGGCAGTGACGGATACATTTATAAACAACAAGACGAATCTGTGCTGTCGTTTAAATTTACAAATAGAATAGATATTATTAATTTTATTAGACGAAATCTCGAACCCGTATTCACTGATTCTGAAGTTTATAATTTTTATTTTACAAAATTTGATAAAATATTATTCACCGATGCCAACACAGTATGGCAATCTGTTTCCACAGCAACCAGCACAGGATATTTTAAAAATATTATAGATAATTCTCAGCTGCCAGTCGGAGTATATTCAACCAGTAATTTAAAGTATGTGTTGACCAATGCAGCTGTGAAATTTACAGCTCCCACAGGCAGTAGATTTAAAAAAGGAAAACTGGTTCCAGCCGATGCTAATGACGCAGATCAAACAGATTATATATGGACTAAAATAATCAAAGTCACAGGAGACGGAACTTATACCAAAGGTCTTGGCCCTGTATTATTGAATGTTGCTGTACCGACAGGAGCCATTGCCACTAGGATATTGCCAAGATTTATCAACGATTTGCCCGTGGCTCTCGAAACAGAAATTGTCAATCAGATATTTGAAAATCAAAATTTTGGCTTGAGGTACGAATCCACTGAATCACAGTGGAAGCTGGTTACCAGCAACAATCTTAATCTTGTAGATGATTTCATCCTCGGTAAGGCCGGAGACACCACGAGTACCAACGTCGACAGTTCGTGGATAGTGGCTTTTGTGAGACAACCTGACAGCTACACTGTGAGAATTAGAAGGCTTGGTTATATTTTTGGTAGCGTGAATCAAAATAGATTTTATTTTGATAAAAATGAAAAACGTTACAATGATCAGATAGGAGCAGTGGTCAAAGATCAAATCAAGGTTCTTGGTGTCAATACCGGAAAAGATTTTGTCACGCAGTTGGTTCAGGATTTTGCATTTGAAATCAGTGATACACTGAAGTTTGATGACGGATATGAAAGTACTAGTGAAATCAAATTGAGTTTCAGAGACTCAGACGACGACGGTGTGATAGATAATCCTGAATCATTTGAAAATATAGTAGGGGTTGACACAGATTTAAACTTTTTATTTTTTAAAACCTCGAACGATGTATACGGCAGCAGAATCAACACATTGGTTGATAACTCTACAGATCTTATATTAATAAGAAACAAACAGACCAACGTAGATCTAACAGATTCTTTCACATACCCCGACCAACAGCTAATTTATTTTTATGACACCAGTGAGAATATAATCAAACGTGTGAATCGAATAACCAATACTCTAGACATTGCCAATGAATATTCTGCAGTTGTGGGTAGAAGAAATCTTAAATTCCAATATATACACAACGCCAGCGTTGATAGAAGAATAGATCCCTCTTCAAGCAATATTATTGACATTTTTCTATTAATTAGAAGCTATGATGAGAGTTATAGAATATATCTGGCCGGCGGCACAGACATACAGCCAGTAGCGCCTACCAGCGAGGCGTTGAGAACAACATTTGGTTCTGCATTGTCCTCGATAAAAAGCATAAGTGATGATATAATATATCATCCCGTCAAATACAAAATTTTGTTTGGAGCCAAAGCAGATCCTGCACTCCAAGCGATATTTAAAGTTGTTAAAAATCAAAATTTATCTATCAATGACAACGATCTCAAGGTAAGAATTATTTCAGCAATTAACAATTTCTTTGATATCAATAATTGGGATTTTGGAGACAGATTCTACATGGGTGAACTTACTACCTATATCTTGAATACAGTAGCACCGGATTTAGCAAATATTGTTATTATTCCAAGACAATCTAGTCAAGCATTTGGCAGCCTATTTGAAATACAAAGCAGCCCTGATGAAATTTTAATCAGCGCCGCTACCGTGGATGATATAGAAATTGTGTCCGCAATCACAGCGTCCGAAATAGGCGTAAGAACAAATACAAGTGTGCAATCTAAAAATAAACAAGTTACAACATATCAATCCAGCGGCAATGCCCCTGCAGGTTATCATTATATGCCAGACGGAACATTAATGGCAGACAGTGCAATGTCAAGTGGCGGATCAAGTAGTGGAGGATCAAGTAGTGGCACATCAAGCAGCGGCGGATCAAGTAGTGGAGGATCCTATTAATGGCTGCTGATAA